ATGAAGATTCCTAAACCTCGTAAACGAGGAAATTCTTACCGTATTGAACTAATGTTTGAAGGTAAACGGATTAGTGCCACCCGTGACACCGAGAAAGAGTGTGAGCAGTGGGCAGCATTAAAATTACTTGAACTTAAAACCGGAAAGGCTCAGGAAGAAAAGGGCATTAAACCGCCTTTACCATTTAAACAACTTTGTGAGAAGTATTTTATTGAAAAGGGTTCCAAACTAAAGTCTGGTCATGTGATTAGAAATAAACTGGATAATCTAGAACGTATCACTGGCGAACTAGCCACAAAGTCAATTTATGACTTCAAGCCCAACGATATTGTGCGTTGGAGGAACAAGAGAGTACTTGAAGTGCAAAGCAGCACAGCACTGCGTGAATTTGCAATGTTCTCTGCAATCTTCACTTATGCCCAAAAAGAACTATTTCTTATTGAAAGCAATGTATGGAATTCGGTAGTTAAGCCAGACAAAGGTAAGGGTAGAAGTCAGCGCATTACGCCTGAAGACCAAGACAAAATATTTAAACGCTCGAAATGGGATAATGAAACAGCCCCTTATTATTCTCAACATTATGTTGGCTGGGCGATGTTATTCGCTTTAGAAACGGCAATGAGACAGGGTGAAATCCTTGCAATGAGAAGAAGTCACCTAAGAGATGGATTTATCCATTTGCCTATGACTAAAAATGGTGAATCCCGTGATGTGCCTTTATCAAAGGAAGCGAAAAGACTACTCTCATTATTGCCAATTGAAAATGATGTTTTGGTGCCAGTTAAGGTTAAGACATTCAAACGCACATGGATTCGTATGAGAGATGAAGCAATGCTAAATCACATCAACTTTCATGATACTCGCCATGAAGCGATTACTCGTATGGTGCGAAATAGAAAGTTGCCAGTTGAGGTATTGGCGAAGATCACAGGGCATAAGACAATTAATATTTTAATCAACACTTACTACAATCCTAATGCTCAGGATCTAGTTGAAATGTTCAATAGTAGTGAGAGCTAATTAGCTCTCTTTCTACCACGTTTATTGCTTTCGTTTCTTGTAAGAATTTGACGAGCCAATTCAGGGTTATACATGTGTTTTCCGCCAGTACCTTGATTAATAGCAATCAACTTATCTCTGATGGTGGATACACTCAAATTATAGGTTTTAGCCAACTCTGAAGCACTAACAAGCTCATGCTTTTCCTGTTCAAGCTTGGTGACGATAGCGCCACCAAGATTTTGCCCAAGGAGAATCTGAGGGGGAGTATCAGATTCTACTGTAATAGTGTATTTAAATGCCCCCATCTTCACCCCTCCGCATCCGCTTTTGCTTCTTCAACATATGCACATTCTTGCTGTTCCAAGAAGTATGTTGTTAGAAATGTCATAGCCATGTACACATCAAACAGATCATTGATATCCATTTTTAAATGTGCTCGGTCAGGAACAGATATTTCAATAAATGCTTTTTTACTCATTTCCGCCCCTTGCTGCTTCAACCATTGCTGAATGAATCTCATGAATCACACCGACATCTTCACAACAGTCATGAAAGACTTTACTAACAATGTGTCCAACAATTTCATGTGTCAGTTTTTCAGGCACCACCACGCAGCCTTCTAGCTTTTTCTGCATGTGATTGACAGCACGCTTCCACATTGACCAACCAGTATTGATACGATGGTATAAATCGTCCGCATCATCTTCAAAAGAAGGATCTATGTCATCACGTACTACAAAGTTGCCTACCTCCATATCGAACTTAAGTAGTTCAAAATGCTCATGCAGCCAATATGCTTCTTTGAATAATGGCAAATGTTCAGTCCAAAAGGCCTGTTTTTCTGCCAATGTTGGCTTTTCAATATTCATGCTGCCACCTCAATAATTATCTGTTTTCTTCTTTCAAGTTCATTTAGGAATAGGTCAACACGATCTTCTATTTCCTGAATTACTTTATCGTCTCGATACAACCGCTTAATAAAAATAGGCATTGAAGGGCAGTAGCTTATGAAGTCTATCCACTCACGCTCTGCTGTCCACAATCCGCCCATGCACTGCATATAGTGTTCACTCGGGATTTCACGCTCATATAAGATTTGAGCCTGAAACTTTGGTAACTTGGACTTGATCTCTGTCAAACCATTTGAGCCAATTATTCCATCAGGGCTGTAGCCAATCTTTTCACCAATGATGAATCCGCAATTCTGAATCTCAACATCATGCTGCAATTGGTAAAGCTCGATAGCCACAGGCTCATGTTCATGCCCACGCTGAGTATGGAAACCTGAAAAGCTCTCTTTAGGCTCACCAGTGATTTGCTCGCCAATCAACTCATACATATAAGTGACAGCGGCCTTGCCAAAAACATCTTTGCCTTTACCTTTAGAGAAAACCGAATCAAGCTCTGAGCAGGTGATTAAACCCGCTCTTGCTTGCAACCATTCCTCTGAGCCTTGCTCACAGTTAAGTATTTGCATTGCCATTTCCTTGTCTCAGGAGTTTGTTTAAAGCTGCTTGAGCCTTGGCAAACAAAGACTTGTTGATATGATCAATAGAGCCAAACTGTTCAAAGAAAAGCTGCTGTTGGAATTTATCTAAACGGCTGTGAAGGCCAGTAAGCATCTGCACCTGTTCATTTGTTAAAGGGCAGAATGGCTTAGCTGCAAAACCATTGTCATCTTCTTTAGCCGTTGTAATATTGAGCATTGCGCATAGTGTGTAGCGTTTTCCATAACTGACACTTGAACCTAGAGCCTGAACCGCATTTTTAGATCCAGATGTATCTGCACCTAACTCCATGCTTGTACTTTCACGATGACCATCTTTGTGCATCAAAACGCAAGTAACTTTTACCTTACTTTGTTCTGGATGCTCCACACGAAATGAAGTGGCAAATCCATATTTAGAAAGGATAGGGCGTACAACTGCATCAATCGTTTCGAGTGCTGCATAAGTAATGTTGTGACCATTTGAAGTCTCAGCAATCACTGGGATTTCTTGAGCCATCATTGCAAAGTCACGGTTAAAAGCCATTTCAGCTTGCTTAGCCAAGACACGCTCTTGCATGTCTAACATCTTTTCAATCACAGCCATGTCAGGAGTAGGGCTGCTCAATACTTTTTCAACTAAACCAAATAATTGATTTTCTTGTTCCTGGTGAACCATTGGTCCATTCATTAGCAGACCTCACTCATATAGTTTTGTTCGATGTCAGTTTTGATTTTTGTGAAATCACTGACTAAGCCTTTTGCATAGTTGATGCGATCAATTGGTTTGAATGCTTCTGATAGACCAAGACCAAATATCTCTGAGCCTCGTCCCAAATAGATCACTTGAAATGCACCTTGATCAATCGTTGCAATCACATCCTCAGCTACTGCTGTCAAAGCTATAATGCTGTGAGCTAATACAATCACTTCCGCATTTAACTTTGCCAATTCAATACTTTCTAAGTTGACTTGAGCGTTCAT